ATCAAGCCCCGTGCCGGAGATCGTGATTCGCTGATTGACCTGGCCCACGGCATCAAGTGCATTGATTTTGAAGAAGAACAGAAAGCCGCTGTCACTGAATCCGCCCTGCTGCGCTTCAAATCAGAGTTGCCGCGCAACCTGGTGCCGCCTGATACGGCCCGGCTGTGGCTGCTGGTGGATACGCAGCAGAGCAGTTTCTATTATCAGCTGTGGGCTGCCGGTTTTGCTCCGGATGTGAACCTGCACATGGTCCGTCATGGCATTGTGGAGAGTTTTGCCGATCTGGAAGGTTTGCTTGATGCCACCTGGCGTGATGCTGATGGCAAGGAGTATCGGATAACGAACGGGCTGATTGATTCTGGGGGTACGCGCAAGGGCTGGCAGAAGCACAGCCGGACGGTTGAGGTGTACGACTGGTGCAGCCGCAACCGGGTAGTTATGCCCCACAAGGGTATGCACGGCCGCACCGGAGATTTGATCAGCTATAAGGATGTGGCCACTTTCCCTGGAACCAACAAGAAGATACCGGGTGGATTGAAGCGCGCCAACCTGCGGGTTGATATCTTTAAGGATGAGCTGGAGCGTCGCCTGGCGATGGAGCCTGATGATACTGGTGCCCTTTCGTTCCACTGCGATATTGATGAGCAGTTTTCCAAGCACTACACCACCGAGATCAAGGACGAGCATGGCGACTGGCAGCATTATAAAAGCAAGGGGCGCAACGATTACTGGGACTGCACGGTGTATGCCCTGGCCCTGCGCGAAATGCTGAAGCTACGGATGCCACGCAAAGAACAACCGGCCACAACAGGCCGCAGAATTTTCAGCAAGGGGGTGGGACAATGACCGTACCAGGACGAGAGCGTATTACCCGGCAGGAGATAGAGATGTATAAGCGCGAGGTGCTGGAACAGTCGGTGCTTGTGACGCTTGACGATGCAGCAGCAATTCTTGCGGTAAGCCCCCGAACAGTGCGTAGGCGCGTGGAAGAAGGACTGCTGGCGACCTATAGCGACACCAGGGACCGGGAAAATACCCGCTTTCTAGCATCTGAACTGCGAGAGTATGTGCGCCGGATGCGCACGATACACCGCGACCGCTGACCACAACATACAGAGCACACAACCCAACAGCTACACAATATATTGTGACAACAACGGACATTAACGGACAACAGCACCCTATTATTAGCACAAAAAATACCCCACCATAACGGCCATGCTCCACCAAAGGAGAGTCCATGGCCGGTATTACCATCGAAATAGCTGAGGCACGACTGCAGCACTGGTTGGATATTGAGACCAGAATGAACCATGTGAAGGTCTCGCAGGGTTCAGATCAGCAGCGCCTGGAGCATTTCGACCCAGAGCAGGTCCAGAAGCAGATCGTGTTCTGGTCTGACCGTGTTGCCCGCCTTTCCCGTACCGGCCTGCGCACCATGCAGGTGATCCCCACATGAGCCGCCTTGCCACTGAAATAAAGGTGGGGGGCAAAACCTACCCCGTACCCGTTACCCTGGCCGATCAGGTAGTCAATTTCTTCTCTCCCACCCTGGGCGCCGAGCGTTTTCAGGCGCGAGCTCGCATGGCGCTGTCTGGCGGTTATACCGGAGCCGATCGCATGCGCCGGGCCAATCAATCTGGCTGGGTGCGCGAGATGGATGCCGACAGTGCGGTGCTGCACGACCTGCCAGCCCTGCGCGAAGAGTCGCAACATCAGATCCGGAACTCGGCCATTGCCGGCGGCGCGGTGCGTACCAATGTGACTAAGGTGGTGGGCAGCGGACTGAAGGTGAAGAGCCAGATCAACCGCGAGGTACTGAACTTAAGCGAAGAGCAGGCCGACGCATGGGAACGTGCCGCAGAGCGTGAATTTCGCCTTGCCACCGAGAGCCGCGAGATTGATGCCGAGCGCCAGATGCCGTTTTCGCTATTGCAAGGGCTGGCATTTTTTAAGGTGCTTGAGGACGGCGACGTGTTTGTGAGCATGCCGAGATTTAAGCGGCCAGGATCGCCATACACACTAAAGCTGCAGATGATTGAGGGCGCTCGGGTCTGCAACGAGGGCCTGCAGCAAGACAGCATCACCCTGGCGGGCGGCGTGCGCAAGGACGGATATGGAGCCCCGGTTGAATATCATGTGCTGAATCAGCACCCTGGTAACTTCAGGCTGTTTGACCGTAGCAAGGCCAGCTGGACGGTGTTGCCTGCCTTTGGGAAGAGCGGAGCGCCACTGGTGCTGCATCTGTTCGACAAGACCCGACCCGGACAGACACGCGGGGTGCCGTACCTGGCACCGGTGATCGAGCTGATTAAACAACTGGGCCGCTACACTGACGCCGAGGTGATGGCAGCGGTGGTGTCTGGAATGCTGACGGTGTTCGTGACCAATGAAAACGGCGATCCAACCGTCGGAACACCAGCCATAGAGAGTGATCCAACCGATACCACAGGCCTCGAGCTAGGCTATGGCAGCGTGATCGGCCTAATGCCTGGCGAAAAAATCAGCACAGTGACACCAGGCAGGCCGAGCACTGCCTTCGACCCGTTCGTGCAGGCCGTGCTGCGACAGATTGGCGTGGCACTTGAGCTGCCGTTCGAGCTGCTGATCAAACATTTCACCGCCTCATACAGCGCTGCACGAGCGGCCCTCGAGGAGGCCTGGGACTATTTCAGCCGCCGGCGTCATTGGTTGGCAACATCCCTTTGCCAGCCTGTCTATGAGGCGGTGATTACTGAAGCCGTGGCCACTGGCCGACTGCATGCGCCAGGATTTTTCAGCGACCCTATGGTTCGCGTGGCGTGGCTTGGCAGCGAGTGGTCGGGAGATGCCCCCAGCCAGCTTGATCCGCTGAAAGAGATCAACGCTGCAGCGGCGCGGGTGAATCTGCGCATCAGCACCAGGGCCGAGGAGTGCAGCAGGCTAACCGGTGGAGATTGGGAGGCCAAGCTGCCGCAGATGATTAAGGAGCAGAGGTTGTTGGAAGAGAGCAGCCTACTGACCGATATTACCCAGCCGGTGCAGCCGGTGGGGTACGTGAGCGAGGTGGAACCATGAAACAGATATCTATTAGCGGCGTGATCGGATGGGATGCGACCGCAGCCGATCTGCGCAAAGAGCTACAGGCAGCCAACGGAGATGCTGTTGAGCTGGTTATTTCGAGCCCCGGCGGCCTGGTGTCAGAAGGTCTCGAGATGTTCAACATGATCCGGAACTACCCTGGCCAGACTACGGCACGGCTGTCCGGCTATGCCATGAGTATGGCATCGTATATCCCGCTGGCGGCCAAGCGGATCGTGGCTGAAGATAACGCCATATATATGATTCACAACGTGCGCGGCGGTGTATTCGGTGACCATAACGACATCCTGAACTACGGAGCAACCACCAAGGGTATGTCGCGGCTGATTGCCAAGGCATACGCCACCCGTACCGGAAAGGCGCTTGATGAAGTTGAAAAGATGATGGACGCAGAGACTTATTTCTTCGGTGACGAGATGACTGACCACGGGTTTGTGGATGAGATCATCACCACCGATTCGGAAAAAGATATTGAAACCGCCAAAGCCACGGCGTGTGTAGCACTACAGGAATGCACCAGCCGTATGGCATCAGACATCATTGCTGTCAAAAACGATCTTGCCGCTGCAGCCGTCATGATCGGCAGCATGGCAGCTCAACCATACAGCACCAGCGCAGCTTCCCAATCAAAGGAGACCACTATTATGACTATCGAAGAGCTTAAAGGCAGTAACCATGATTTGTACCAGGCGGTGCTTGATGAGGGCAAGGCGGTAGGCGCCCAGGCAGAGCGTGACCGCATCGCCGAAGTGCGCGCTCTAGCCACCCCCGGCCACGAGGCCCTGGTGGAGCAGATGGCGTTTGACGGCAAAAGCACCGGCGCTGATGTGGCGCTGGCTATTGTGGCAGCCGAGAAGGCGCTGCGAGCAGCAGCCGAAAAATTAATTATCGATGAGGCCCCGCCCGTAGTCCCCCCGGCAGATTCAGGCGACTCCGCGCAGGCTATTACCCGTGCACAGTTCCAGGCGCTGTCCCCGTATGACCGCGCTGCTTACGCCAAATCAGGCAAAAAAATCGTTGAATAACGACTCAACACCATAAGGAGACCACGAACATGTCAAACACGCTTACTAATCTGATCCCCGATCTGTACAACGCCGCTGATACAATCAGCCGCGAGCTGACCGGATTTATCCCATCGGTGTATCTGAATTCGACCGCCGATCAGGCCGCCGTCAATCAGTCTATCGTGTACCCGGTTGTCGGTGCGAACACTGCCGGCGACATCGCCGCCGCAGCCACCGGTCCCGACCCGGCTGACCGCGTTACCGGCAACAGCAGTATGTCCATTACCAAGGCCCGCAGCGTTACCTTTTACCGCACCGGCGAAGAGACCATGGGCCTGGGTTCGCTGGGCAAAACCCTGCTGCAGCTTGAGTTTGAGCAGGCCATGCGTACTCTGGTGAACGAAGTTGAGGCCGATCTGGCAGCTCTGCACCTTGGCGCAAGCCGCGCCTATGCAGCGCACGCAACCACCCCTGCGGCCCTATTTGCCTCCAACCTTGGCGAAGTGGCCCAGGTCCGCAAGATTCTAGCCGACAACGGTGCACCGACGAGCGATATGCAGCTGGTTATGAACACCACTGCCGGAGCCGCCCTGCGCACACTGGCCAACCTGTCCAGCACTAACGCTGCCGGTATCCCCGGCATGATCAACCAGGGTGTGCTGATTGACATCCACGGCATGAAGTTGCGGGAGTCGGCCCAAGTGAAGTCGGTGTCCACTGTCGGAACCAACACTGGACCCTATGTTGCCAACGGCGCACACGCTGCTGGCGCAACCACCATCACCCTAAAGACCGGCACCGGCACCATCCTGGCTGGGGATATCATCACCTTCGGCACCAACACTGCCGACAAGTACGTGGTGGTGACCGGCTGCGCAGCCGCCGGTGACATCGTGATAGCTGCCCCTGGCCTGCGCTCGGCCATTTCCGACGGAGCTGCCGTTGCCGTGGTTGGGGCTTGTGCCCGCAATATGGCCTTTGATCGTAATGCCATCCACCTGCTGACCCGCGTACCGGCCATGCCGGAAGGTGGCGACGCTGCCGATGACGTGATGAACCTGACCGACCCACAGAGCGGCATTACCTTCCAGGTGGCTATGTACCGGCAGCGCCGCCGGATTGCCTACGAAGTGGGTCTGGCCTGGGGTGTCAAGGCAGTCAAGACCGCCCACATCGGCCTGCTGCTCGGCCAGTAATTCTGAACAATGAAGCCGGGGAGGAAGCTCCCCGGCTCGGAGGATACCATGGCTAAAAACAAGAACGAAGTGGACGCTGAACAGGTTGAGCTGATTTCAATGACCAAGGACGGTGAGCAGATTGAGGTTTGTGCCGCCCAGGTCACACAGCACGAAGCGCTAGGCTGGCAGATTGCCGCTGCGTTGACGGACTCTGAGGTGGCATAGGTGGCATACGCTACCCTTGCAGATATGCTGACCTATGTCAGCGAATCGGAGCTGATCGCACTGACCGATGAAACAGACACCGCCGTCAACGCTACGTTGCTGGCGGCGGTACTGGAAGACTCAACCGCCGAGATCAACGGTCACCTGCCCGCCGGGTCAATCGTCGCCAATACCGGCATGATGCGCCGCATGACCTGCCTGCTCACCTTGTATCACCTGTACGCCCGGCGTGGCGGCGTCCCGTCAAACGACATGCGGGTTGAACAGTTCAAGGAAGCACAGTTCTTTTTAACCAAGCTCGCCCAAGGGGTGGTGCGGCCATGATTGGCATTCAGGCTGTTGAGCGGGCATTGATCGATCGGCTGCGGGCTGTCGCATTGCCTTACGAGGTGATGCCATACCCGGAGAGATCAAGCGAATACCGCTTCACTCACCCCCACGGCGCAGTGCTGGTAAGGTTTCGTAAAGGTAGCTTTGACGGACCCCGCCCGATTGACAGCGTAGTTCAGGATGTGACGCTGCAGTTTGATTGCGCGGTGCTGGGCAGGGCGCTGCGGGGTACACGCGGCGCATATACGGTCGCGGATCAGGTGCGCAACGCACTGTCAGGCCAGAAGATCGAATCAGCGCCTATCTACACCGTTTCCGAAGAATTTCTTGACGAAGAAGATGGCGTGTGGAGCTTTTCGTTGGTGTATGCCGTCCCGCTAACCCATGTGCAGCTGCTGGCAGAAGAAACCCTGCCAACCCTCCACCGCCTCACCATGCAGGACAACCTTGGCAGCACAGAGGAGATACCATGAAAGAGTACACCTACAGCGGGCCGCTTTCAGGCGTAAGCCTGAAGGACCATGGCGGCATCATGCTGCATCCCGGCAGCACGGTGGAGCTGCCCGAAGATCACGAATATACCGCCCGGCTGGTGCGTAAAGGCTGGCTGAAGGCCACCGATACGCCACCGAATGTCCACCCTCCCAAGAAAACGATAGAGGAGGATGAAAACCATGGCAGCTAACTTCCTGCATGGCGTTGAAACCATCGTCATTGAAAAAGGCCCGCGTCCGATTACCGGTGTCAAGACCGCTGTTATCGGCCTGATCGGCACCGCCCCGA